CGCCGATTCCTTCACCGTCGTCAAGGACGGCGTCAAGCCATACCGCTTTGAGAACGTGACGGTCAACGGCTTTACCTTCGATAAGCCGATGAAGCGCAAGGACGTGATCTACCTCCGCCTTGGAAACTGCGAGATCACCCGCCTCATCGACAGCGTCTACAAGTCATACGGCGACGTCGTAGCCGCAGCCCTCACGAAATACAAGAATTCCTCGGGCAGCAAGTGGAAGCTGAAAATCTCCGCAGCGGCGCGGGCAAATCCAGACTTCAAAAAGAACTACGAGAAGCTGACGCAGGAAAATCTGAAAGCCTTTTTTGAAGCCGTGAACGCGGTCTACCCGGAATATGAGGGCTTCGATCTGTCGCAGCTCCCGGCAACGTCCTCTGCATCGAGTGCCGATGTCACGTCTGTCATTGATCACGTGTTCGCAACCGTCGGCGCCGCCTACAAGATCCCGAACTCAATCTATACCGGTAAGGCTGTCAGCGAACAGGATCGCAAGGAACTCCTGATCTTCTGCATTGAGCCGATCGTGCAGATCTTCGCAACGGAGCTGACAAAGCAGTTTTTCACAGAGGATCAATGGGAGGGTAACAACTACTGCGAGGTCGACACGACGATCTTGTCCGGTCTTGACATCGTCCAGGTCGCCGGCGCCGTCGAAAAGTTCATCAGCTCCGGCACGATGAACATCGACGAGGTCAGAACGAGGATCCTCGGCCTCGACCCGCTCAACACCGAATACTCGCGGAAGTATTGGATCACCAAGAATTTCGCCGATATACAGGAAGCGAACGCCGGTTATTCGGCGGATAAAGGTGGTGATGACGAAGAATGAAAGCGATCTATGCGATGAAGACCAAAGACGACACCGCCGACATCTACCTGTACGGTGACATCGCGAGCGGCGGCTGGGGCGGTCCCGATTCGATCTCCGCAAAAGACGTGATCGATCAGATCAAGGGCAGCCACGCGCAGCACATCAACGTGTTTATCGAATCCTACGGCGGCGAAGTGGCCGAAGGTCTTGCCATCTACAACGCGCTAAAGCGCAGCAATGCGACGGTCACGACCTACTGCGACGGCTTTGCCTGCTCGATCGCCAGCGTGATCTTTATGGCCGGTAAGATCCGGAAGATGCACAAAAGCAGCCTGCTGATGATCCACAACGCCTGGACGGTCGCCATCGGCGACGCCAACGAGCTCGAAAAGCAGGCGGAAGATCTTCGGAAAATTAACGAAACGGTTAAGCAGTCGTATCTCGGCGCTGTGACCATCACAGAGGACGAGCTGGACAAGCTGCTTGACGCGGAGACCTGGATCACGCCGGACAAGGCCGTCGAGATGGGCTTCGCGACCGAAGTGGTCGACGACGAGCCGGCTGCCAATGGCAAGATGAGCGCCAACGCCAGGAAGCTGGTGTTCGACGCGATCATCAAGGCGGCGGACATTTCGATTGATCCCGACGAGGATCCCGACGAGGATCCTGCCGAGCCGGAAGAGCCGGACGATGACGACGACGCCATTGAAAAGCGCTTCAAAGCCATCGAAGACCGTGTCGAAGCTCTTGAAAAAGAGGTGTTCGACGGTGACGACGGCGCCCATGAAGACGATGAAGACGCCGACGAAGCGCCTGACGGCAACGCATCCCTGCAAAATCTTTTGAAAATTTTTAACTAAAAGGAGAACAGCATGAAAAACAAAGACATTACCGCCTCGATCATGTCCGAGAGCGCTGCCGCTCTTCAGAAAGCGATGGCGTCCAACGACGAAGAAGCCATCAAGCAGGCGTGGGCTGCCTTCCAGATGGCGATCAAGGACACCGTGAAGGCCGAGCTTGAAGCCGACAACACCGACGCAGCCGATGCTGCTGCTATGGCTGCCCGCGGCGTCCGTCAGCTGACTGCTGAAGAGCGCAACTATTGGAACAAGGTCATCGAAGCCTCCAAGAGCAAGGACTTCAAGAACGCGATTGACAACATCGACGTGGCCTTCCCCGAGACGATCATCGAAGACGTCTACAAGGAGCTCAAAAATGAGCATCCCCTGCTTGCCAGGATCAGCTTCCAGAACGTGTCCGTTCTCACGAAGTGGATCCTGTCCGATCACAGCACCAGCTCGGCGGTCTGGGGCAAGATCAACAGCGAGATCACCGAAGAGATCGAAGGCGCTCTTAAAGAGATCGACCTCACTCTCGGCAAACTCACCGCGTTCACTGCGATCCCGATGGATATGCTCGAGCTCGGTCCGGTCTTCGTCGACGCATACGTCCGCAAGCTGCTTGTCGCTGGTCTTGCGATCGGCCTTGAGAACGGCATCGTCAACGGCAAAGGCGTCGGCGGTGAGCCGATCGGCCTGATCCGCGACATTCACGTCGGCGTTTCTGTGAACAGCACGACCGGCTACCCCTCCAAGACCGCCGTGGCCGTCACGTCGCTCGACCCCGCCACCTACGGCGCCCTGTGTGCCACCCTGGCGAAGACCGAGAAGGGCAACGACCGCGTCATTCCGAAAGTGCAGCTCCTCGTCAATCAGACTGAATATCTGACCAAGATCCTGCCCGCGACCACCGCCCTCGGCCTGAACGGCACCTACATCAACGACATCTTCCCGTACCCCACCGAGGTCATCGTGTCCAACTCTGTCGCGGACAGCAAGGCCATCCTCGCGCTGCTCGACGAGTATTTCATGGGCATCGGCGGCGAGAAGGACGGCACGCTCACCGCGTCCGACGACTTCAAGTTCCTTGAAGATGCCCGCACCTACAAGATCAAGCTGCACGGCAACGGTCGCGCCTATGACAACACCTGCGCCCTGCTGCTCGACATTTCCGACCTCGCGCCGCTCTTCTACCCTGTTGACGTCAAGCGCGGCTCCGTCGGCATCGATGGCGTCGTCGAAACGACTGACGCCCTGTACAATGTCAGCCTTAAGGTGTCGCCCGCTGCGTCTGCTTCCGTGTCCATCGTTGACGCCGGCAGCGTGGGCGTCGGCACCTGTGTCGTTGACACCGAGACCGGCGTCGTCACGATCCCGAAGCTGAAGAACGGTTCCTACACCGCGACCATCTCGGCGAGCGATTACACCACGCAGACCGTGACCTTCAATGTTATGGGCAGAGACGTGGCCATTGCTGACGTCACCCTCGTTTCCTCCCTGTAATACAGAGAAAGGAGAACGCGGCAATGGTTAATGTCGGACTTATAGCGAGCAATCTGCGCGAGATGTGCCGGGACGAGCTGCAAATCACGTGGCGCGACCACCAGCTCGAAGCAAGGCTTGAAGGACATATCAAAAACGGCGTTGAGTACCTTGCCGCTGTTACGGGCGCAACCGAACTGGACGACTTCCGGGCCGGCGGTAAGGCCTGCGCCCTTCTCCTTGCCTATGTCAGGCGGGCGATGAGTGGCGATCTGTCAACTTTTGAGGCGGATTATATGGCTGACATCATTCGCCTTCAGATTGAATGCGAGGTGACCGAGCGTGCCAAAGAAGAAGCCGAAAGTGTATAACGACGGCGTTTGCTGGATTGTGAAGGAGATTACTGCACCGTCATCGTTTGCTGCACCAACGAACGGCAGCAAATTCTCCGACTTTACGCCGATCTATACCCTCGCGTTTCAAGACCTTTCGGTCAGAGAGCAAGACCTGACATTTGCGGAAGCGGCCGGGCGCACCTTGACGCGTAAGATCAAGACGCACCTGGTGCAAGGCGTGAATGCCAGGCATAAGGTTATCATCAACCGCAAAACGCTTTACGACATTGTGAATTTCGACGTCGACAGAGCGAACGGCGAGATTTATTTCTACCTTGAGGAGGTGCGCGAGCTTGTCTGATTCCCTGCCGGACACTGCGTCCGCCTCTCAAGCTACGGCCGATTCTCTGCTTGACGCAATTCGCAACGAGCTGGAAAAATTCGGACGAGTATATTATGGCTTGTTTCCCGCTGATCTGAGCGTAACCTGGGATCACATTGTTTTCCGTAGAACGGAGCTGCGGAAAAAGAATCAGGTTGACTTCGCCCGCGACTACACCGTCGCAATCGTGAAGGAAAACTACATTCCGGAAGGCTACGAATTTCAGATCATCGATGCACTTGAAACCAACACCAAGCTCAGGATGTCACCTAATGGCGCCGAGTACACGTATTTGTTCAAGGGCAACACGAACCTTGTGGTCGAGATTCTGACGCTGCACTTTGTTGAGCCGATAAAGAGGTGCTCGCTCGATGGCTAAAGCCGAATACACAGTCGACTATGCAGCCATCGGTGCAATCGCCGCGCGTTTCGGTGCGGTACCGCGCGAAGTTGAGAATATCATCAACAGCTATATGCACGGTTACGCGCCGGAAAAGATCGGAGCCGCGACGATGCCCTTCGTGCCGAAGTCGAACAGAAACAAAAAGCACGCCAGAGACTACCAAGCCTTCGGACGTCAGGAAAACTTCAACCTCGGCGTCAGAGTTATCACATCCAAAGAGTTCAACTATCTGGTCTTCCCCGACAGAGCCCTCGGCACGTCGGTCCTCAACGAGCCGCAGGACTTTACCGGGCGCGGGCTGGAATCTGTCCGCGGCGATATGATCGCCGAGATGAATCAATACATCGCCAATCTGCTCGATTGGTGAGAGGAAAAGAGGTAAATAATGAGCACTGCGACTGAAAACTTCTCTGAATATGAGATTAAGGAGAGTACCGTCAGATTCGACAGCGACCCCGCCGTGCGGATCGGCTGCGTCGGCAAGCTGGCTGAATCGATGAACGCCAAGACCGTCGTCAAAAAGTGCGAGGGCGTGGTTCGCAAGTCCACCACCCGCGGCGACGGCACCGGTGAGCTGAAGTTCACGCTGCACATGAAGACCGCGGTATTCAATCAGATGTTCGGTATGCAGACCGAGGGTCTGAAGACCGGCATCAGAGCCTACGGCGAAAAGAGCAGACACCGCGAGTTCTGCTTCACCGCCAAGGTGCTCGACGAAGATGGCAATATCAAGTTCAAGGCATATCCGCGCTGCATCGTGCAGACCGGCATCGTTCGCAACATTGAGAACGGCGCCGACGAAGTGGCCGAGATCGAAGTGACCGCGACCGTTATGCCCGACAGCCTCGGTAACGGGCTCTATGAGGCGTTCTATGCCGATCTCAACAGCACGATGAGATCGTCTTGGCTGCTCAACTTCTCGAATATGCTGATCACCGACACCACGTCCTACGCGGTCACGATGACCGTGTCGCCCAAGTATTCCGGCGTTACGATCGTCGACGCAGACGGCAAGAGCGTCGGCACCTGCCCGGTCGATTCCGAGACCGGCGCCGTGACTGTTCCCCCGCTGCCGGATGGCACGTACTACTACGTGGTCTACGCGCCGGGCAAGACGCCCGATTCCGGCGAGATCGAAGTGGATGGCGCATCGCCTGACGCGGTTTCCGTCACCCTGACAGACGCAGCCTAATACTGAATTATACGGAGGTTTTGAATAATGGAGATTAAGTCGAGGATCACAATGCTCAAGCTGGTCGATGAAACCGAAGTGCCGCTCACGATCAACTTCGCAAAGCTGAGGTATTTGCAGGCAACCGGCTATAAGGAAGACGTAAAGACCGCTTTGAAGCTGATCAATGCAACGGCTGACAACGTCGACATCATGATGATGCCGGAATTCTTCTGGGTGTGCTACGTCTGCGCGGGAAACGGCACGCCGGAACTGACGAAGGACGAATTCATCGGTCTGCTGCCCTGGGATCTTGAGTACCTCGTCGACGTCTACCTTGAGATCAACGCAAAAAAAAAGAAGTAAGATTCCGCAAAGCCTTCGCTTGCAGCAGGCCTAACAGCAAAATCAAAATTCCAGAGTTCGAGCTTGAGGACGTGGAGGACTACTACACCTTCTACGTCCTCATTCTTGGTTTGTCAGAAGATCTTTTTTGGAACAGCGATCTCGTATTCGTGCACGACGTCGCACAGAACAAAGCCGCGTTCGACAATTATATGAATTGTCAGCAAGAGAAGATCATGAACGAAAGCCTCAAAAAAAGGTGATGATAAATGCCGCAAAAAAACGAAGCCTATATTGAGTTTAAGGCGAAGACCGA